CCACGATGAAAATGCCTCTCAGGAACATTTCATCCGACGCTACATATCCTAATAAAAAAAGAACCTTGGAGTGCTTATGGCAGAAAAAATTATCATTGATGCAGGACATGGTGGACCATGATAGAAAATAGGGCTATATCTCGTATAGCTAATCAGTCGTAATAATAGCATTATACCCCGCTGCCAGTAATTTTGCTTTCATCTTTTCGGCATTTTCTTTGATGCTGTAAGCACCTTCCTGTCTGTACACACGATAAAGCTTTCTCTTTTCTCCTGGTGGAGCTTCTATAACTTCTTCTTTTTCGACAGGTGTTTCATAAATCTGCCCAGTGATACCCTTCACGATCGCACTGGCCATACTATAAACAGAATAAAGCCCAACATCATCCGCATCATCCACAAAGCAGCATTCTATCAGCATTGCCGGAGCTTTTGTTTTTTTCAGCACATATAAACCAGTGCTGTACTTTACGCCACGATTCCTGAAGCCAAGTTTAGCAATTGCCTGACATATCTTTTCTGCATAATATTTCGCCACACTGGTTGAAGAATACACAAATACTTCTGTTCCGGTTGTCTTACCATTGCCTTTTTTATCTGCAGCTCCGGAATTAAAATGAATGCTGATATCCAGATCAGCTGTATGAGCGTTACATTTCTTAACGATTTTTTTCAACACATCATTCTGGCTTGTCCCATTTTCACAGGTACAGTCATAAACCGTATGACCTAACTGCCGAAGCTGTCTGATAACTTCATCTTTAACTCTTCGGGCTTCTGTAGATTCTTTGATTAAACCTACTGCTCCGCATGCGACTTTACCGTCCGGATTATGACCAGCATGTACGTTTATGATCATCTTTTTACCCTCACTCACATTCTGATCTGATTCTTTCTGCATATTTAAAATATCATTGAGAATATTAATAATCTTGTAGCCATAACTGTCCCCGGCATCGTTTGCCGCTTTCAGCGAACTGTATTTTTTCGTATCATATCCAGGCACCGCCCACGAACCGCCAAGCTCCTCCCAGTGTTTGGCGGTTCCGCCTTTTTCTTTGACAAACCATGCTGTTCTGCGAGGGTCCACGCATGTACAGTCCAGCTCGTCCTTTGTAGCATATGTCTTTGCGTGCTGCGCCTGCGCAAGAATTCCAGTTGCCTCATCAGGAAAATATGCCCCTTTTGTGCTTGCATTCAAGGTCCCGATTCCTGCATAGTTGTTCTGATCGGGTGTTACCGTTCCGGTAAATCTAAAATCATTTGTTTCCCAGCATGACTGAGCAAATAATCCATCACCTCGAACACCTTCCTGATCTGCTACATCGATGTACAGCTGGCAGAATTTAACTACCGGCATATTGATCTTCGGATTAGGATTTTTTGACAGCAAATATGCTGCCATCTGCTCTGCGGTAGCTTTTGCTTTACCTAAAATATTAGTCATTCTTTTCCGCCTCATCTTTCTCAGCTTCAAATTTACTTTCTGCCTGACTTCTAATATTTTTGAGCAACGGCTGCAAGAATGTCGGGATTTTCACGCCCATGTCTTTCAAATTTTCAAGAATGCTAATACACTCATTGCATACAAGCCAAATGGCAACTACACATGCAACCAAAAATGTGAACGGAGCTACAAATCCGATCGTTTCAACAGAATAAACTATTAACTCATCAATGATTGCACCGACAACAACCAAAAGCCACATACCAACCTTTTTTGTAATCCCCCTGATGCTCTTGTATGAGTTAATATCCTGTTTACGATATGGGCTTGCAAACAATCCTGTAACATAATCAATCACATTACTCAACACAAGTAATAATACCGGAATATACAGCACTCCGAGAAGTGACGCTAAAAAGCTCCCAATTGTTGTAATTGCTGTTTTTACTACATTTTCTTTCCTTAATTTTTCCTCCTTCAATTTAGAAATAATCATTGTTTACCATACAAGGTCTACCTCTAATCGTCATATTGCACTCCTTTTTATGTAATAATCTTTTTGTCAATGTATTTCTGAGTGTCTAAAGCGTACTTTGCGCGCATGTGAGCACCTTCGTCGTTGTAGATGTTCGTTGCGTATTCCTTCGTCCGGAGAGCTTTATACGCAGTGACCTCTTCAGGTGTCAAATCTGTCTCAATTGGATTTTCAAGCATGTACAATACCGTGACCGGATTTTCTGCTAATGCAGATTTCAGTGCATCCGCAGTTGCATATGCACTATCTTTGATATATATCATTGCAGATGATGCACTACTGACATATCCTACTTTGAAAGTTTTGTCAGCCATAGCCGAAACTGTAACTCCAGCGAAAGAATATTTGTCACATAGTGCCATGTTTTTGTTGTAATCGAGATGCTTGATTCTATTTTCCGTAGTATAATAGACACCTTCAGTTACTCCCCACGTTTCAAACCCGTTGAGCGTCTGTTTTTGCGTCCTCTGAACATACTTTCTACGAGCAAGGTCAATTTCGTCACATACCCACTGCTGTCCATTCACATCTGTATAATTGCCTCCTGATGATACGGGGATGCCCGGCAGACCGTTTAAGGTTTGCAATGTCAATGTTTGCCCCTTGTACTCCTCCCACGGCAGAACATTACTGCCCTCACAAAACATGATATCGGTAAAAGTAACATCTACATCTATTGCTGTTTCCATGCTACCGTACAGGTCCAAACTGCAAAGTATGTTTTCTTCGCCTGTCGTAAATGTTACTTTCATTATTTTGCTAACAGTTGATGCGCCTGAATTTGCGGTTAATACTGCGGGATATGACTGGTCTGTTGCTTTTTTGAGACGCACGCCAAGACATGCCTTGCCTTTCTCAATTTTCACGTTTGCACTCACAGTATAAGTCGTATTTGGCTTTAGCTTAATATATGATATTATGCTTGCATAGGATTTGCTGTTGCCCTGTACAATCCGTAATCCGTTTCCAGCTTTTGTAACTGTTGCTTCAACTCTGTTTGCCTTTGCATCGTCTGTGTCAAACAGATTTTTTCCGAAACAGTGTGCATCGATACTTCCTTTGCTTCCCACGCTTTTTAGCGGGACTGGATTGTCCGGTGTCGGCACTCCATCCTGTGTTGTTTTCCCGTACAAATTCATCTCCACAAAAGGAAATTCAGCCGTTCCTTCCGCATGGATATCCGCACCCTCCTGCTCTTCTTTGATCGCGAGGGGAAATAATGCTTCATAATTAACAAGGTCCTTCGCTGCCTGTTGGACGGCTATGACCTGCTGTGCACCCTCTTCCTGCACTTTTGCGATCTGCTGTGATGCCATATCATTTACATCTGATACCGCTTTTTCCGAGGTTGCTCTTGTAATGTCAAGTAACTGCGTAACAACATCTTGTACATATTCTTCGCCTTGAATTTCATCCGGTTCAAGACCTTCCAGAACGGAAAGCTTGGCTAAAGTCGTGTTAAACTCTTTTGTCACTATTCCCGCAGCATCAACCATCCTCAAACATACGATAAACTCTGTATTGCCCTTATATTTCGTTGCTCGCCTACTTGCCAACCAAGTAAAGCTGATTGCATCCTCTTCCACAAAAGCATCTTCTACAAGATATACATCCTTTTCTTTTTGTGCGTTGCGAAAATTAATCCTGATACTGAACTGGGAAAGGTCAAAGTCCCCGTACATTCGCGGCATTCGAAAATAGATTCTATATACATTCTCATCACCTTCTACACCGAGAATGCTTATCCCTGCTGGAATAGAGATTGTACGCAGATCATTATCAATCACACACGTCATATCCGTATTTGCATATGATTCTGCTTCGTTTTCTGTCAGTGTTGCTAACATTTCTGCTGCCGTACTCATTTTGTACCACCTCCCTGCTCTACTCGTATCCGGTTTGTTGTTATTGTATACCCTTTACGCATACCCATGACACTCACCTCGAAAAACTTATATGTCAGCGCTGCAGCAGGTATGATACATGCATTATTTTCTAATATTATCGGATTTTCTTCTCCAAATTTCCAGAATGACGCTGCCTTGTGACACTTGTCCCATTCATTCGAAAAAGAAAATTCTGCCCGAAGGTAGCCCTCTGTACCAGAAACCAAACCAGAAAAATCGCATTTTGGGTCTTTTTCGATTATTTGTCCATCTACTAAAAATCTTAATGTCCTCATTTCTTACCTCCAGCAATAATGCGGGTAGTCTTCCCTAAATAGGTAATATCGCAGATAATCATCTGCCAGTATGGCCGCCAGCGACATCGGTGTCCATAATAATATGTACGGCAGACAGATTTGTCCAAGGATGTTGAATGGAACATTACTGTAATCCCACACATTCCAACCAAGCCATAAGTTGACGATACATCCTGTCAGAAACTCTAATGCTGTAATGATAACTACACCAATGATTACCTGCTTCCAGAGCGGCATGCACCACGGAATATACTCATTAACTGATCCTATTAATTCGAAACATATCCCACCCAACAGAAACATCGTCCAGTGGCTATGCCCCCTCCACAAAAGTTCTGTTCCCAGATAGAGTAATCCTCCGATGAATGCCAGTATTAAAGTCTTAATTGCCTGTTTCTTTTTCTGCATTGACTGCCTTCTCCGCTTCTTTCATGATTGCTGTCAGATAGTCCTTTAAAACCTCGCTCTGATATTTTTCCGGAATATCTGCACCATAGTAAATACTATTCAGTTCATCTGCAGTTTCAGCACCGGCAATCCACATATTCAGCGAATTACAATACGTTGTATGGTATGACACATGCTGCATTGCAGCTGTAATGATCGCCTGCATTTCAACAGCGGTATAGTACCTGCACGGATGCCCGTCCTGATGATACTCTAAAAGTTCTGCGCCTGCTGCAAGCTGAGCCTGCTTTCCAAAAAGATTAAGCTGATCTTTTTCTGTCAGTGAAAAATGCTCTGGACCATTTGGTAATATTACAGTAACTCCGGCATAAATTGTCTGTTCACAAGCAGAACTGATTTCCTGTAATTTAGCCGCTTTGACCTCTTCCAACGTTGGAATATAAGGTTCAGACGGTTCTGGTTCCTCCGGTGGCACATACACACTGCAATCGTTTGACAGAATGATACTACCGTCGTCCATTTCTCTATAAATTGTTGTATAGTCTTGATAATCCCCGAATAGCTTTCCTCCCTCCGGCTTTGTCAGAATTTCAAATCCTGCAGTTAAGTCAATATCCGGAAATGGTGGAAACAATTGTACTAAATTTGACCCAGAAGCTTTCACTTTAATTTGAAATATTTCATTACTATTTTCAAATCTTACGTTGTACATTTACATTTTCCTTTCTTCAACAAATTTTAATTTTTAACATATAAAATAGTAATCATATATTTTCCGGCTGTTGCAGTATTATCAACATTCCTGAATGAAAAATACATCTTATCATTATAAATTCCCCATTTTCTGATATCGTAAAATCCTGTTTTTTCATCAATGCATAAAACTGCTATCGGCTTGTAACCACTCACACCGATATTGATAGTTAAATCCGGGGCCTTCTGTGACGCTGGGATTGAACCAGAAAATGTCCTGCTCATAAAGTAATTACCAAAAGACCATGCCGATGTGTTTAATGTTTTTTCGATATCTTTAAGAATGTCTCCTATTTTTTTTGCATCTGCAGGAAATCCTTCCTCGGTAGCAAGTGCTGGATCTACTACATCTTCTTTTAACAATACGTTTTCTGCATCATCAACCATATCCAAAGATGTCTGAGGATACAGATAATTCCCAGTATCATTATCGATAAACGCACCTTTTAATATAGCCATTTTATTCTTCCTCCGCTTTACACAACTTTGAACTTGTCAGCATGTCCACTTCCTCTAAGACTTCATTTGTGTTTTCATCCAGTAACTGTGCTCTTACTTTTCTCAAACTCATTGCCTTTTCTCCTTTTTAATCATTAATTTTAAAACCCATATTAGGGGCTTACTACAACAAATCTCAAATTTGACATAGTAATTTTTGCTCCTTCCTGTATCGTGAATTTTTCATCAATCTGTTTTTGAATATTTCCGGCAGGACTTTCCGATAATTGTTCTTTAATTCTTTCAAACCATTTAATAAATTCGTCCTGCTCTTCTTTCTGAAAATTTTTCAAATCATTCTGTACCTGCTGATACAGCGTTGTTGTATCAAATTTACTGATTGAAGAAATAATTCCGCAGCGTATTGTCTCATATCTTGTATCTGTAATTCGCTGATTAGTAATTGCTGTAGAATTCTTTGCAATAAATAAATCTGCAAGCCCCAACTCCCAAATAGATGCATCTCTTGTAAGAGCAGGACGCACCGGACTTGATGAAGGTACGCCTGTTATAATGTCTAATTCACAAGTTCGCACAGATTCATTGTCATTCAACCGAACAACAACGGTATCAATCCTGTCATAATTTATATCCGAGGCCTGCACAGCAAGTATTCTCTGGGTTTCTTCCAATTTTAAACATCCATTACACATCGCAAATCCCGGCTGCACAATTACATTCATACCGGTACCGGAGGAGACCTGAAGGTTCGTGGAAGGGTTCGGAAGAATACCATCTGAGAACAAACTTTTAATTAATTTTCGTAATGGTGCCGATGTGACAGCCCGGTCGTAAATCGGTGTCCTGTTGCTGTCATATTCTACATGTGAATCAAGTGGAAATCCTATCCTTAATACATACCTCCTTTTATAATTGGTGTGCCAAATTCCATTGACATGCTCCATGTTCCGGATTTCATTACTTCATAGCATCCGATGAGTCTCGCATCAGCAGACAGATGCATTTCCGGAATTTCTAATGTACATTTATCTCCAATATCAAAATCTTTCATATAGTCATAACTGCCTTCTAATGCATCAAACTCTACATTGATAATCCTGATTGTCTCTTCCAGTGCATTGGATGCTTCATCGTCAAGTGCCGTTGTCAGTGCGGCTGCGCTGTATTCACTCCGATTAAGTGTTGATTGCAGAAACAGCATCGAATATCTGCCATTTTCCTCCGCTCCACCAAATACTGCTCTGGAAATGTAACTGCTCTCGTTACCGGAAACCTGCTCATTCGTTACAATGCATGCATTTTTATAATTCTCCTCAGAAATCAGAATATTAGGATTTTTGATATTTCCGTATTTCGTTGAAAAAATAATTGGATTATTTTTTTGTGTATTCGCTTCTGTACGATCCAGACCACTCCACACTTCAAATGTCTTCTGACTATTTACAAAATCATATAAAACTCTATAAGACATTCCGGATGGTTTCAAAATATCATAGATTTTATTACCGAGATATTCTCCGTTTCTGGTGTGTACGGCCCTTTTCCCACGTCCGAGAGACTCTGCTCTCTGAATCCCCAACGAAGAAACTATTGTTCCTATGGAAATGTCCTTAAATCCGTCAAAAAACGCATATGCCACATTCTCTGCAGCTCCGCTCTGTTCAATCCACGATGGAGAATTTGTAATATTTGAAGAACCCTTCGGATATACTATGTGCCTGTTTAGTTCATTCTCTTCGAAATACCCGCTCAACTGCATATATTTATATCCAAGTTGTGCCATGTAATTCTGCTGCACTACACGTCCCATCTCTGGCCGGTCCTTTGTATAAATATATCTGATGTCCTGCGAATACTGAGATAATGGCAACTGAATGGAAAAATTACCCGGCTCATGATATTTTCTATTCCACTGCAGATTCGACGGACGGAGAAGGGAAACAATCTGATAATCTTTATCAAGACCTATAATATTAAATGCACTCATTTTTTCACGTCTCCTAAATTGCTCCATAAAGCTTGTTATAATAAATTGAAACTCCCATAAGATTGCTCCCGTTATCAGCATCATATGAAATTATAGAATCTCCAACGATTAAAGCCATATCGTCAAATGCGGATGTCCTGTCACAGTGACCAATATAATTATGTCCGTTTTTCTGTACAGTTGGCGGATTTTGCGTAAAATCGATGATAATAACATCTCCCTGCTCCATAGTATCCAGCACACGGACATAATGATCATTTACCACCAGTTTCGGATTTACTACTGTCCCATTGGCAGTAAATACCGCTTTACAAAACGTTTCTACATCACCGTCATTTTCCAGGACAATCTTCTGTGCAAAGTTAAATATTCCACCTGTCACTCCCCTCGGTGTTCCGGGCGTAACACTGCACAAATACGGGAATCCACACATGGGAGTAATCGCTGCAACATTCTTTCCAAAATTGTCATAGCTTTTTAAAAAGGGATTGGCAAAAAGGAATGTAACTGTCATTGTCATCGTTTTATGAATGTTTTCTGTCGGCAAATCAAATTTATAAATCTTACCTTCACACCATCTTGTCACTCCCATGTATGTCAGATATATTTTATACATGAATTTTGAGTTAAAAAATGATATGGCAACCTTTCTCAAAATTTCATTCATCACCGGATTTCTTGATTTTGCCACGATAGTCCTGTCTTTGGGAGCAATGCGGTCAGAGCCGTAAGTTCCGCCGTCACCGACTGCATTATCAATCATCGTGATATCATTCTCAAAAGAACCAAAACCTTCCAGACCGCCTTTTGAAGGGATATCCCAGTCTGTACCATCAATCATGAATTCTTTTGAATCGCTTCGTACAATGCGAACTTCAACCTTTCTATCCATATGACACCCCTCTCATTAACCCGTACTTACTTTCCAGCCGAATCGCCCTTGCCATTTCATCCGGCGTGGAAACCTGTCTGTTGATATTGATAATCTGCTGCAATGTGCCATATCCCGGGACACTTCCAGCGGATGCCTTTGCACCAGTAATATTCATCTTCAATGCAGAAAGTCTTGAATTGATATTTTTTGTCATATTATCTGTATTCATCAAATCCTCTGCGCCCTCATCCCATCCGGCAACACACATTTCGGCTAACCATTTAAACTTACGGGATGGAGATTTAACACCCAATGCTTCCTTGGCTGCATCAAACAAACTGCCTGCCACATCTCGAACCTTCCCAACGAGCCAGCTCCACCCGGAAGAAATCCCTGACCAGATACCACTAATGATATTTTTTCCTATGGTCAACATCTGACCCGGAAGGGAACTAAATGCATTTACAATTCCCGTAACAATGTTGGCAGCAGCATTTTTTACTGCACCCAGCATTCCACCAATACCATTGGACATACTCTGAATAGCCCTTCTTCCAAGGTTTGAAAGGGTTGAAGGCAGATTGTATATCGCATTATGTATACTGTTAAAAATGGTGGTTCCGGCGTTTTGGGCAGCGCTTACCATGCTCAATATACCGTCTTTAAACCAGGTAATAATGTTTCTGCCAAGGTTCAGCCAGCCAAATGCCTGTATAACGCTGACAATCGCTTCTACAATCTGAGGGATATTCTCAATCAGTGTCGGAATTGCCGAAATAATTCCCTTAATGAGATTCCAGATAATTTCCGCACCTTTTAGAAGAATAGTCGGAAAATTATTGTTAATGATATCTGCAAATGTAGTGATAATCGTCGGTACTTTTTCAATTAAGATTGGCAGCGCAGAGACAATTCCTTCTACCAGTTTCTGTAAAAACTCAAAGCCTTTTTCAATAAATAATGGGACTTTCTCAGCAATTCCATCTGCAAACTGCTGCACAAAGTCAAGCATTTCTGGCAATTTTTCAGGAATAGATGTAACAAACCCATCTACCAGATTTGATAGCAGCTCGAATCCCTTTTCTATAAGCGCAGGCGCTTTCTGCGATATGCCGCTTACAAGCTGCTGCGCCAATGATAAAATCTGTGGTATCTTCTTCGGCACATTATCAATGAAGCCGCTTACAAAATTTGATAAAAAATCAAGGCCAGTATCAATCAGTTCCGGTGCTTTCTCGGCAATGCGTGGTATCAGTTTCTGAACCACATCCACAATGCCACCGGCTATCACTTCGATTCTTGGAATGATATTATCCCCAGCGGTCATTACACTGTCTATGAATGCATCCAGACTCTGCTCAATACCTTCTCCGCTTGCAATGGCTGTTGTCAGATTTTCCCAAGAAGCCTTTACAGCGTTCAGACTGCCAGAAATCGTGGTAGAAGCTTCCTTTGCGGTTGTATCTGTAATTCCAAGCTCTGTTTGAATTACGTGAATTGCTTCATAAACATCACTGAGATTATTGATATCGTACTTAATTCCAGAAATAGCCTGTGCATCTTTAAGCAGCCGCTCCATTTCAGTTTTGGTACCGCCATAACCCAACTTCAGGTTATCAAGCATGGTATAATTCTGCTTGGCAAATCCCTGATATGCATTCTGGATTGCTTCCATGTTGGTGCCCATTTTATTGGCATTATCCGCCATGTCAATCACAGCCTGGTCCGCTGCCTTTGCTGCTTCAACCTCATTCTCTGTGCTCTGCTTCAAGGATGCTGCAAAGCTCGTGACCGTTTCCATGTACTCATTCTGGGATAAACCGGCTGTCTTATAGGCAGCACTCGCATTTTCAAGCGCAAGGTTCTGCGCTTCCATGAGCATCTTGTACTGATCACGTACTTCATCCACGGACTTCCCGACGGTGTCTGCATATTCTTCAACTGATTTGGCACCATTCGCACCAAAAAGCGTTTCGATACCACCTTTTAGCTGTTCAAAATCAGCATAGCTTTTGAGTGAAGCCGTTCCAAGAGCCGTAACGCCTGCCACCGCAGCCCCGCCGAACACTTTAACACCTTTACTTAATGCTTTTACACCTTTTGAAAATCCATCTGTAAGTAGTTTTGTATCGAAAATTAAGCTTCCGTCAGCCCTTTAAAATATCCTCTCATTCAAAATAACTGTTAAATCTTTCTCTCTCCGCCTGCTCTTCCGGTGATACTCTGGCTATTGCCCACATTGCCCTGAGCTCTGCATAGATATCCTTCTTTTCCTCTTCCGGTTCATAACACCGATAATGCATAATATCACAGAGCACTTCATCTTTCAGACCTTTTAACAAAGCCAAAAACTTATGCCAATGCAAATCCTCTACATCACATAGATCAATGCCGTATTGACTCATGAATGCTGCATAAATGTAATCGGCATCAATCTCATAATCCAATGCAATGACATCAGAGTTTTTTGTGCTCCTTGGCAGTTCACTTTCCGGCCTGCTGAATTCAAACAATTCTGTAAGATTGCAATAAACCGGCATATCATTTTTAAACAGATAGGAAACGTCTATTTTCTCTCCCGGACGCAGTTTACTCACTTCAATTTCAAACCGCATCCACACACGAAAATCTGTGTAAATAGAATAAGGATTGCCGTTTATCATAACGACATTCGGCAATCCTTTTTTAGTTAAATCAATCATTACTACAATTATTTTCCTGCACCGACAGAGTCCATCGCTGCAATCATAGGTGTAACCTTGTCCATTGGAACCTGTGAGAGCTTCTCTCTCATCTCTCTAAGAGAATGTTCAACTATCGGCTTGTCATATGCGGCATGAATCTTACTTACAATAATCGCAAGCTCTGATAAATCGATTTCATCCAGATTGTCAGTTCCGAAGCATTCCCGTGCCTTATCTTCTCCAAGGATCCCTTTTGTAAATTCATGCAGATGAACATACTTTTCTCTCAGTGACAGGCTCTTGTTATTGTCAACGGTCAATGCCTGATCTAAGTCTTCCATTACTGCTACTGTTTTCTTTGGAAGGTCATAACTCTTATTATTTACGATGATTGTGTATACCATAAAACGCTCCTTACATTATGCTACTTTAGTGAAAGTGGGAACCTTGCCAGTCACAGTACAGGTACCTCTTTCAATCTTGTTAATGTTAAACTTGAAATAAATCTTTTCGGCAACCGAATCAAAATGATCTAGAATCAAAGTGGATGTTGTATTCCACGCTTTAAATGTCGGCGCTTCGTCTGTCCCCTGATTGCCATCAAACACGATCAGCATATTCTTCTTAACATCTTCCCCTGTTGGAAGATTAAAGAACATATCATACAGATAATCGAATGCCGGATCACCTTTATTGCACTGTAATTCCTGAGACAGTTCCGGTTTGTAGTATGTAATATCTACTTCCGGCATCTCATTTTCAATGAAATTGTTTTCCTCTGTCTGAGCATTCAGAATCAGGTCAAAAACAGTAGATTTACCAATTCTTGCCCAGGAAGGCTCTGTTGTTGTTGCGATGTTCAAAAACGGGATGGTTTTATGTTTCTTAAGTCTTGTTAATTCTGACCTTATATATCCTCTCTTTCTCTAATATAGGTAATGGAAATTGACATCTGATAAAGGACATCTCTGTCCTCTGCTTCCATGACATAGGGTGCCCCGGTAATGGATAAGCCGGTTATCTCACGTCCGCCATCAATTTCCGGAAATCCGTGCATGAATGGATAATCATCTACCCAGTAGCCTAAATCCTCCAGCCATTCATCAGCTTCTTTTCGCTCAGCTACCGATACGGAGCTCTGACGTGCTAAAAACTGATAATATTCTGTAATCTCATAGCTTCCATCTGTAAATTCTTTCTTATCTCTTGCCGGTGCTTTATACAAGCCATACTGGTCAGAACCTTCTTCCACATGGTTTGTATCAATCGCCATGCCCTCATATTCTGAAAGAATTTTTGATATATATGCTGATATTGTCATTTATCAATCTCCTATTTATTTGCAATTCTCTGTGCCCCTTTAAGAATCTGCTCTTTATATTGCTGCTTCATTCTCTCAAAAGCATATGCTCCGCGCTCCGGTGCTCCTCGAAAGTTGTACTCTGGATGATAGTACAGTTTTCTTGCATAAGGTGTTCTATAGCGAAGTTCTCCACTTCCTATTTGCGTGTTAAGGATTCCGGAATTAATGAGTGTACCCGTGTCCTTGGGCATTTTTTCATTCGTCAATCTTAAGCACTCTGTGTCAATGAACTTCTGTACCTGCCCATTTTCTTCAAGTCCTCTTTTCTTCAATGCTTTTTTGATATCGCACTGAAAAGCTTTCAGATTAAAAAAATTAGTCCTTACGCCACTACCACCTTAATATTTTTCAAATAATCACGATTGGAATTATCGTTTACCGACTGGACAAGTCCTGATTTCTTATATTTCTTCATCAGGTCGGAGAGTCTGCTACCCTTTTCGCCAGTTACTTCATCTTCAATTGCACCACATACAATGCAATCTTCTGATTGTGAATCATCCAGCAGTAAGCCGTCATATGTCCCTTCCGGGAAGGTAACTACCGCATATCTTGCAACGGAAATCCGGCCATTCTCATTTTTTCTTTCCGACTTATCAGACCACTGTATGCCTTCTACAACCGTCCTTTTCCATTCGGTATCAGAAACCTTATTGTAAATAGTTACGGTATCCGTGAATAATGCCATCAGTATGCACCTACCAATCCGGTACCGCTGAGCCATGCCCTGATAGAGCTTTGCAGCTCTGCCCTTGCCTGAGATTCTGTCTGAATCACATAGCTTTCAGAATAGCCATCATTTGAAACACCGGACAGGCCTTTACCGGTACCAGACTTTTCATTCTGTACAAGCTTATTGATCACGTTGCAGATGCAATTTTTCAACTGCTTGTAACCAAAAGTATCTTCTGTAATATTTGCCCATCTGATAGGACCTATTACATTGCACACCTCAGATTCCGCCCTTGCTTCCAGTCTGTCAAACTCATACGAATCCGAAATATTTTCATAAAGGGAGCTGTAATACTCCCAATCTACGATTTTAGACATTTACAACTCCCCCCTTCATTATGCTGTCACTGTAGACTTGTGTAAGTAAATACCAGAACGCTTATTTTCATAACCGTCTGCGATGGCCACCTGTCTGTAACCGTATTTGTAAGCATCCGCATCCTGATTCTGCTCAGGAGAGATAATCTTACTGTTTACACGTTTTGCAAACTGAATGGCAGCACTCTTTTCAACTACTAAGAAGTTGATATTGTTTGCTCCTTCTGCTCTTGTATAACCGCCTGCTTCCTGTCCTTCTGCGCCTGAAAGCTGGGTAATCGCTGTGTAAAAACGGTTCTGTGGCATTTCAATAATCTGGCTGAACTTTTTAAGTACCTCTTTTGATTTGGTTGTATCTAAGTCATCAATAAGACCTTTCAGTCCGGTTTCGATAAATAAGATACGGTTTGCTTCCGGTACTTCATCGTTATTCATCTTAGTTGTCGCAGCTCTCAACGCTTTCACAACCGCATCGCCAGTTGCAAGGTCGGCTGCGGCTACAGTACTGATATTTTCAAGTGATGCATAGGTTGCCATTCGGAAGGCATCTAATTCCGGAATAACCTTTGTTCGAACAAACTCGCTGGAAAGTTTTCCGAATACCATACCCATTGTTTCAACGTTATCCATAACATCAACTGTGAACATACGACCACGGTCGAAATTACATTTTACAGTTTCAAAGTTAAAGTCGATGGAACCATGAACATATCCACCATTTCTGCTGTAGTCCGCAAGACCATCCATAGAAATCTTTGGAATAATAAGCTCGTTTGCATTTGCGCCCTGTCTTACCAGCTCGCTTGCACCGTCGAGCACATTTGTTTTCGCTTCAAGCTTGTAAATTTCATCAAGCATTGCGATATACTGTTTAAAAAGCTGAATTGCGTTTGCCCTTACTTAATACCTCCTATTTTGCGTTTAGTGGCGGAAGACCCATGATTGACCGCATTGCATCGGTAGGGGTGTCCTGTCCACCTGTTTTCGTTACTGTTCCGATTGGATTACCGCCACCAAGTTCCTGTGCTTCCGGTTCTCCAAATAACATTTTGCTGTCCTCTGCTTCTGCAAGCTCTTTGAGTGCAGCTGTTATGTCATCTTTCTGGTTCTTCGAAGCCTTAAGCTTTTCAACATCCAATAATGCTGTGATTGCTTTTGCATTTTTACCTTTTGCGGTAGAAATGGCTTCTTTTAACATGTCCTGAAAATCTCTGTCTGCAATCTGATTCTGATATTCAGTGTCTTTATCCGCCAATTTCTGTGTTAAGTCTGCAACCTGGTTTTTGAGCGCATCCGGATCTACGCCATCAAACTTTTTGATTGCTTCTTTTGCTTCGTTGAGCTGGTCCGTAAGATTTGTAACCTTATCTACCTGCTTCTGCCAGTCTGCAATTGGCTTGTAGTTTTCAGATACAGCTTTTGCAACATTGGCCTTTTGTTCGTCTGTCAGTTCTACACCGTATTCAGACAAAATTGTTTCAATATTTTTCATTGCACATCTCCTTAAATAATTTATTGACCGGACTTTCTCCGGTATGGGATTGCGGACCGTGGAATCGAGCCACGAACTCCGGCTAAGGAGGCCGGTATGATACCTTTTCACTAATCCGCCAAAATAATAAAGAGCCAAATAACGAACTATCTCTAATTCATTACTTGGCTCTTAGGCGCTACGTTAATCACTGATTCAATTTTACATCTTTTGCAGTACGCCGGAAAGTTTACTAATCTCGTATCACTCCTGAGTAACTGCATCTTCGGATTGCCACATTTTGGGCATTTATACCAATAATATTTTGTGGTCATTTAATCCCCACGCATATTTTACTATATAGACAGATTAATTGCAAGGTTTTTATGTTAATCTATGTTGATACGGTAATCACATTTATCACATACAAAAGTTAATGCAGCCTTACAATATTTTTAGTCTCTTTCGTATCTGTTCCTTATAGTCTTCTATACCACCATACTCATCATAATTATATGGGGGAAAAGGAGTCCCTTTCTTCTCTTTCCATTCCATGCGCATTTCTTGAATTTCTTCATCTTTTCTTAAAATTTTTAGCAATTCTTTCATCACAATACTCCTTCGTATGCAGAAAACAATTCGGGAAATAGATCTTTTATAATCAATTTGCTCTTATAATCATTTACGTCCATGCTACAGATATTTGCAAAAATCTCAGTACATTTTATCTTCTCACTATTCCAGTATTCTTTATCATGTCCTGCGGTAAGAATATCGTTTAGCTCACCATCAGATAATGCACTGATAATATCAGAAAGTGCAACATCATCTCTGAACTCATTTTCCGAAGAATATATTTCATCGATTATATTGATATTATCATAAACTTTCTTTTTGCTAATGGCAATCGCATCTCGAAATTTTTCATTATTCCATGAATGATATTCTTTGAAATCCATTCTATGAGCTAATTCATGAGACTGCACATAATTCATATCATATAATTCAAAGCCTGATGCTTTTGGATTATATGATATAACATCTTTATTTGGCTTATATGCGTATGGTGCCTTTAATGCATCATCCTGAATAAGTAATGTACTTTCATGATACATCATCATGTTTAATGTCAGCTTTTCATTTCCTTTAGAATTAAGCAGTACTGTGCTGAAATCATCATATGCTTTTCTTATTTTCCTATCCTTTATTTCAGGAGCCGCAACTGCACCGGATGATTTTGCGCTTTTATATTTTACTACATTTCCCGCACCCCTCAATCTATTATTCTTCGGCTTCAGATTCGCACTATCACTAAATTTCCTATACTCTGCAGTCTTCATTTTCAGCTTAGAACGCAATTCAGCAGAATCCATGCCCAAAGCTTCGGTTGCATTGATTTCCCTCTTTAATGCCCTGATATCACGCTCCATAGACCGCTGTTTCTGCGTTGCCTGATAATAGGTATACTCCTTACCGCCTATCATTACCGGATCAGGTTCTTTTACATCCTCTGGAATAATAGATGCACCTTCCCAGAACGGATAAAAATCATGCGTACAATTTGCACCTTTAAGACCTGTCACTGTTCCATACCCAGTCTCCTTAAAGAAATCCGGATATTTCCTGCTTTTTCCGGAATAGGAGAAAACTCTATTCTGCCAAGGTGCATGTTCCGGCCGGCTTCCCATGTGCTGTGATGTAATTACCAGGTCTTGCCCTGAAGATTTCAGATTTTCCTCTGTTATCTTTCCGGCCAACTGGCTACATCCGGTGCGCACCGCATTTCTCACAGCAGTATCTAGCTGATATGTTCTTCCGGATTTATAATCGATGCTTCTCAAGCCGCTTTGCGCAAGTCTGTGCACACAATCCTGCACCGCCTGGTCATAAGAAAATGTACCTGTTGCCACTTTGATCACTGCGAGGTCAAGCTCTCTCTGATATGCGTTCAGGACATTCACTGTCCCAGTATTGACATTCTTAAAGCCGGTGGTGCGCGTCAGATTTCGAAGCTCATTAACGGTCTGCATGGCAAACGCTTTTCTTAACTGGCTCATAGTATTTGGTTTCTTCAAATCAACACCGTGCTCGGCCCACATGCAAAGGTCTGCATTCCAGGACATTTCACCAGCCTGTGCGACAAGCTCATCACCGGCTTTTTTTGCTTCCCTGACAGTCTCTTTGATAATCTTACGCACTTCTTCCTTATAGGCTTTTGTATTTTCAGCTACAAACATCTGAAATTCCTTGTCAGTACGTAAAAACTTCATTACCTCTGCCTGAATCTTTGATGGGGAATATCCCTGTTCCCTCATAGATTTCGCCATGAGCTCCGCAGTTTCCGTGTATCTGCCTGTTTTCTTCACACGGCGGGCAATGTCTGCTATCACCTCATCCTCAAGGTCCGTGTACAAGGACATTATGTAATTGTCAATTAATACATCAATCTGATCACCGGATAATGCCCTTTACTTCACACTCCTTAATCATCTAAATCGTCAATCGGTTCTTCCGTACTCTGGATATATCCCTGAGCTTCTTCCTCAGATAAATTATATTTCTCCATAAGGTACCACACTTTCAGGATAGGAACATCTGAGAATGACAGTGCATCAGCCCTCATACTTTCAAGCTTTGTCTGCTTATCTTCGATGTAGGAATCATCAAACTCAATACTTAGTCCTTCTTTCACATCATAGGAAGTACCATGGAATGTGTTAGAAAACCACACAGCAGCATGGATAATGTCGGTAATATAATCTGTGGCCTGTTTTCTCTGCCGGTTCAATTCCTGCATGGAATCCTGTTTCTCGCCAATATATTCCGTTGCTGTTGTAATCTTCCCATTCTCAAAGGTATATTTTTTAGTGCCATATCCAAAGGACATGGACAGCAGCGAAAGAACCAGTTCAAATGCCTTTGTGATTGCGTCAATTCTGATCTCCGGATTATATTCCTGCACTAATGTCTTTTCATCCGGAAGCTTTCCTTCCATACCTCCCAGAAGAATAAATACTTCTTTTTGCTGCTTCGTTAGATAATTAGAGCCATCTTTACGTTTTTCTATGCAAGCCAGCAGTTCATTGATAAAAACAAGCTTCTGTCCTTTGTCAATATCGCCATATAGAAGGTTATAGCATAGATCCATGGCTTTCAGCATGGGGATAGCATTGTATATCTTTGGCAGACCATATCCGGTCATATTCTTTAAATTATTTACTTCCGCATTCTGCATAATCGCAAACGGCTTAATATCCCCAAGCTGCAGCGTGATACACTCATCATCCTGCTTGACACCCCGCTCATCAAATACAACTGTATCTGCCCTATAACGCCCATCATTTTCCACGATAAAGATAACAAGCGTGGTTTTTTCTTTTCCTTTGGCTATATTCGTTGCACAAAAGGCACATTCCGTAATCATCTTGTTTTCCACCGTCAATGGAATAATGCAGTCTGCATCCACATAATTTATATGAATCTCTCCGCCTTTTACAGTTACAGATTCATCAGCATTTTTTAAATACTTGGCATTCTTTAAATAAATATATGCTCCCACTGTACCGGTTGCAGATGTCTTTTCCAACTGTTCACGGTACCGCACATCAAATCGGTTATCTGCAAGAAGTTTTTCAATAAACTCTTGCGAAGAAGCTTCCTTTTCCGGCGCTACTGAAATGATTTCACACAGGTTCGCATCATCGGCACAGCAACGCTTTGCAAAATTCATCCTGCTTAATTCGTAATCTACATTATTCAGATTCTTCCGCCTATGAAAATCATCGATAATCTCGTTTTCATACCATGCCTGACACTTTTCGATAATATCCAGGGCATTCCCATTCACAGAATATCCTAACCTCTCAAGATAATCTCTTACAAAATCTTTCCTTTGAAAGTCCTCCTATCTGTCCAAATCAATAAACTCTATAAAATCCAATAAGCAGTAACAAAACGCATCCCACCAGTCATTGCAATTTCCGATGTTCTTGTCTTCGGGGATATTAGGTTTCTTTTCATCCCACCGCAACTGAGCAATCGCTTTTCTAACTTGAATGCACCGCTTATTTATCTTTAATCTGCCGGTATTAAATAGCAGATCAATGGTTTTTGGTCTGTCTGAAACTTCATTCTTCCGGCAGCCTTTGATATTTCTGCTTAGCAGTCCAGCTTCCCTTGCAGCTGACCGTAAGCTGTTAATCATAGTCGTTGATGCACTATCAGGAAATATCCAGTCAACACGGCCATATTTTTTGATAGCCATGCGGTAAAATTCGATGAACTTATCGCAAATAGCTTTTGCATCGATATCCTCTGTCAGCGGAAGTCCATCTTCTTCCAGTAATCGAAAATCCCTGTATTTGTTCATATAACCCATTAAGCAAAAGGTGGTTTTCGAGCCGTTTCCACCGAAGTCTATTCCCATTGTTATTTTCGAGAATGCAACCTTTAATTTTCCTCTGCTGTCAAAGATATCTGTATCATCGAACAAATATGGCTTATCATCCTCTGCAAAGTAACGGAAGATAATCCCCGATGCCAGAACCCAGAGCCCAAGGATAAAGCGGTCATAAAACACACCTTTATACATACGCTCATATCGCTCAATGATATTCAACGCCAAGGAAGGATTGTCCCTCATTGTAAAGTGGATGCGGATCATATTCTTTTCAGTAAGCTTACCAATCCACTCAGTATTGATATAATGCTCTGGCCCTTCCGGATTGCAGTTAAACCAGAATTTTGAGCCTTCCACGGAGCAACGTCCTGTAGCCTGATTAACGAATGATTCCGGCATCAACGCCACTTCATCGAAGAACACTCCCGCGAGCGTGATACCCTGTATTAAATCCTGAGAGCCTTCATCCTTGCCACCGAACAAATAAAATTCATTTTCCACATCCCCGCGGATGATTGTCATTGAATTTTCTGACCGATGCTCAACCACTATATAACCACGGGATTTCAGCATCAGTTTCAACTGCTTAATCACATTCCGGCGCAATGACTGAATGGTTTTTCCACATAATGCGAAGTTTTCCCCACTGAACCGTGTCATTGCCCACATTACAAAGGACAATGACATGACCGTGGTCTTTCCTGAGCGAATAGAGCCATCACAAATGATACCGTCTTTATCCTTGTATGGCGAGTTGTCCATCCACCACTCAAGAACCATCTTCTGTTTTTTAGAAAAACTTGCGAACTTAAATAATGCCTTACGTTTCAACGATATCACCCGCTTTCGCAAATGTATTTTTGGCATCTTTTTCTAACGCTTCAAGGAATCCGTCATCCTCATATTCTTCCTTCACTTTGTTGATATCAACGGTACGTTTTGCCAGTTCCTTTGCAGCATTTAAACGGTCCTGCAATGATGGTGGCAAATCAAACGCATCTTTGATTTCACCATTCATTACTGCAGTGAAAAACTCCATGACTTCATCGCCAGTTGCTATACGTTTTTCCTCTGTCGGTTTGGTTCTTTCTGCTATATAGGCAACAATCTGAGGTTTCTTGAGGTTATCTGCACCTGTTCTATATGCTGTTTTCTCTGAATATCCTGCTCTTTTTGCAGCTTCCGTCGCATTTCCAAGCTTTATGTAATAATCAGCAAAGGCCTGCTGCCTTGGTGTTAATTCCTTCCTCTGCTATTTCACCGCCTTATATATATCTGCAAGACATTCCAATGCGTCTACCTGTGATGATGTCCTGATGATTTCAAAATTCTGGTCCTTCCACATTCCCTGTTTCTCGTAGTAATGAAATACCGGTATTGACAATGTAATTATTGGAATGAATCTCTTCTGGTCAGCAGAATAGAACTGCGACCTGCTAATTGAAACAGGTAAGCCAGTCTGTAATATAGCCATCTGCAATTTTTTCATAGTTACATTAAAATTCATTCCGCTTTTTCTCCAAAATAAAAAGAGCCGTCATAATCAACTGTAAAGTCAACTATTCGGCTCTTAGGCGCTTAAATAATTTGCTATTTTCTACGAACAAACAAGTTATTAAATATCTTCTTTTCCAACAGAATCTCCCTGATTAATGCCCTATTATCCTTCTTCAAAAATTCTTCGTCAAGAATCACTTCCATAGCTGTATTAAAAAAATACACTGGCTTTAAACCTGTGTTCTTCATTTCTATCAAAAAGTCATCAATAAACTTATCCGGATCTGTTTTATTCTCAAATTTGTTTGCAACTCGATAACATATATTTATTAATTCTTCTACTGCCTCCGAATCAGACATGTCTTCAATAATTTCGCACGTCATACTTCTTCCTAATGATTGCACAATTTTACGCATTTTGATTCGTGATTGTTCGTCAAGAATTTCTTCCATCTTTACTGTTTTATCATCAGCAATAACTTTTTGTCCAATAGCATTCAACATAACTCTCATTTCAGAAACAATAGTGTTCAAATCTGAAATTGTAATACCAATATCATTAGATTCTTTTTTTCTTCTAAGAGAAACCAGATATGCCTTAAACATATCAGACCATTGCTTTGCCACAAATTCTTTTATTTCAGATGCTTTTGTGAACTCTTGTACTGGGATTGTCACAATACTTTTAATCTCTTTAATAAATCTAAAAACATTAATATTTTTAGTTGCTTTAAATCTTATTTCTTTTTTATTAACTTCAATTGCATCATAATTTTCTTCGTAAATTCCATATTCCGTAGATACATTTTTATCTATCATCACATATATTGGAATTCCAGATTCAACAGCAGATCTAAACTCATTTCTTGTGATAGAAATATATTCTTCGAAACTCTCTTTCTTTTCTCCCGTTGCCGCACTTCCATATTCTCCACCTATGATAATAATTACCATATCAGAATTTTTCATAGACTCGTAACAAGATTTGTCCAATTCTTTTCCAGGGGTATATCCAATGTCCCCATCTTCAAATAACACGGGTTCGTAATCATGCGCTCTTACAAAGTTCGCCAAGTCTTCACGAATATATTTCAAATCATAAAACGTTGAACTAATAAATATTCTTGGTTTCATTGTTTTCCCCCAAATAATCTTAAAATCTTCTACATAATTATACATTTATTGCCTTTCTTTTTCAATATTTATTATTCTTAAGTTTCCTGCTACTTGAATTTTAGTTTCCAGGTGCTATAATTATCTCAATGGAAGCATAGCTCAGCCGGGATGAGCGTTCGCCTCACACGCGAGAGGTCACGGGTTCGAGCCCCGTTGCTTCCATTTTTCTTTGTCTAAATAATCTTCAAACCTTGGTACTGTTTGAAATACCGCCCGCATATTTACCCAGCGTTGCATCTGTTTTAAAATATGTCGTGCCGGAAGTTTCTCTTTTTCGTAAATCATCACAAAGGGCCAGTACCCTAAATCCCTGATTGTGTATATCCTTTCTAAGTCCTGCTCTACCGTTGTGTTAAATCCAGTCAGAACATATACACCCATTTTTCTCATATCCCACTGAGTTATCTCTTTAAATGCTTTCAATTTTGGTATGATTAAATTTTTATCCTCGTATCTGTCCCATGCAAAATGGATCCTTTTTACTTTCATCTGCTTCAGGTATCTGGCTTTTTCCTCTGTCATAGTTCGAATATCACATCCCTGCGAAAAATCTATCCATGCATTGCTGTCAATGAGTTGTTGGCTCAAATCCTTCCACTCTCTGCAAGCGAACATATTGGGATCTAAAAGCACTATATTTTTCTGCCCGTTCCAAAACTCTGACAGATCTGCTACCTTAATGCTCTTTTGACCTTCCTTTTTTGCTACAATGCAGAAATCGCATCCCCTTGGACATCCTCTGGTAAGAAATCCATAAGCGGTATCTTTAGTCAGATTAGGGTATAGTGAATAGTCAGGATATGTATGTTCTATTTCTTCCGAAAGTGCTGTACCGCCGTCAGGATAAAAATATCCAGTTCCACCACGGATAACTTCTCTCGCATTGACCGGATGCGGATAATCCGTTGAAAAGGTAAATACCTTGCTCATATAAACCCTGTCCGGTGGATTTCTCCATGCTGTAAGCGGGTCGTACCATTCAACTGTATCTCCCTGTCGCTTATGCCATGCAGACAATTTCATAAGCGGAAGATTGGGGAAATTGTGTCCGTCTACATCTATTAATCCTACTTTCATAATGTCCTTTCCATATTTTTTCGCATAAAAATACCAACCATCGAATATTGATGGTTGGTAAAATAGATTGATTATTTCCCATATGTTGCAGATACACTTATCAGATAATTTACAAACGCGGAACACGAAACCAACATAAACTTGGCTTCTTCAAACGTGGATGACGAACCTCCTATATCACCAGCATGGCGAATACCCGAAGCATCACTTGTATATCCATACAATTTTTCAAAAGCGGATTTCATGCTCGGATGTATTTTTAGTCCATTTTTCTCTAGTTGCTTTAACGCAGCACTTAGAGTAGCACCTTTTCCAAGGATCAAAACACACATTGCTTCTACAGCACTTATGCTTTCCTTAATCGAATTTTCATAATCAGGTTTATCTCTGTCTGCGAGCAAGGCAATAGCTTTGGAAATGTGTGAATTTACAGCTTCGTATGGGCTTTTGGTGGCTTCATTTATTGTTTCTATTTCTGTTTCATCAGTTATATTCACAATTATATTATTTACGAATCTATAGCCAACATACTCTTTTTTAAATACAGAATTAAAATCTGAACTTAAATCACGATATGAAGCCTCACCTAATTCTTTACATACAAATTCAAGTAATGTTAAGACTCCATCATATTCATCATTCATTAACGTGTCATTTATAATTTCAAAAACTTTTTCTTCTTTATATTGAATATATTCATCAAAATTGACCTTTTGCATATAAACATGAAACAGAACTCTTTTTAAAAACAACTGCTTTCTACTTCCGTAATCATCCTCATACACAGAATTAAATAGAATATTTAGCAAATTCACAAAAGAAATTCTGGTTCGATAATCAAAATCTTTATATTGCATTTGGGTATTCTCGCTTTTTATTCCATTTCTATCTGAAAAACCACCACGTAGCGTTACCTTAAATTTAGGTTTTTGTTCCCCTTTTAGCATAATTCTTATCCTCCGTAATTAACTATAGGAAAATCATACCATTCCAACCATCAATATTCAATTATCAAGGTTCACAATCTATACATAAAATCCGACAAAGTAAGCAGATTTCATTACATCTCTATGAAATCAAACAGCGTCGGCATCTCCATTTCATCCTCTGCAGCCTGCAGATATCCAATGCCATCCCTGAAATAATCCGGATTCAATTCACATCCTCTTCCGTATCGTTTCATCTTCACGGCCGTCATTGGCACCGTCATCAGACCTCCGAATGGATCATATACCACATCGCCCTCAGAGCTAAATCTGTTGATTATTCTCTCTACAATATCCAGCTGCAAAGGACAGACATGCATCTGCTGCCGACGCCTACTCTGATTTGTATTAAGTGTACGCATTCTGTTGATATCGTCCCATACATCCAAATCATTCCAACTTCCGGGGGCAACTACCATGAACGTTGCCGGAAGTCTTCCATTGGTATCTA